GCCTCATTCTAAAATAAAATATTTAGATTATTTGTTTACTGAAAAAGGCTATTCTATGATTAAGGGAAAAACTATTAGGATTAAATCCGGTGAATTTGAAGAAAGCTTAACTAAAGCAATAAATGACGATCCGGTTTTTTCGGTTAATATTGCTAACCTCCCTGCGTTTCAAAAAGAAGTTAAATCCGTAATTCAAAATTTAGTTGATTTTAAAGATAAAAACGCCCGTATAGACGGTGACGTAATGGCAAACATCCGTTCACGTTTAGGAACAATAGCTTCTAAAACAGGTGATCCTCAAATGCAAAGAGCTTTAAGAGAAGTTCAGTCTAAAGTTGATGACATTATTATAAAAAATTTAACAGGTAAACAAAAAATTGCTTTTGCTAAAGAACACCGTAACTGGAAAAATTTAATGCTTTTAAGGGATTCAATAAGTAGTGCGTCAGACCTAAAAAAATTAGGTCAGTTTGATGAAACGGATTGGGTTAATGCTGTAAATAAAAATAGTAAATACGATAAAAGGTACGGGTTAGAAAGGCAAGAAGCTCTTACCTTGCAAAAAAGCATTGAAAAAACACAAAAACATCATGCTGCTTTAGCTAGACAAGGCGCAGAAACAGACGCAAACCGTATACATGCGTTATTAGTTAAAGAAAAAAATCGTTTAAAGGATAAATTAAATAAAGAAGAACCTAAATTTTTAGGGGAAGCTATTAGGAGAAGAGAAGCACAAATAGGGGGACAAAAAAATAAAATATCTTCTTTAACGGCTAACTCTGAAACAGCAAAACGATATTTATTTTTAGAACAAGAACTAAAAACATTACAAGAATTGCGGTCAGGAAAGCCTAGTTGGTTTCATACAATGGCTGCATTTGGTATTTTAACTCAGGCTGCAGCACAAGTAGTAGCTGGAGGGTATCCGGTTGCTGTTCCGTTAGCGTTAAGTGCTAGTAGAGGACTAGCTACTAAACCTGCTCAAAAATTTATGGCAGGACAAACTTCAGGACAAGAGGCCATACAACGTATGATTAATGCAGACAAAACCAAAATGACGGCTGACATGCTATCCAAAAGTTTGCCCCGACCTATTCAAACTTCTTTAGAACAAGAAGAACAACAACAGGCTAAAGCTCAGGTTCAAACTCCAGAATACCTCCGTTATTTAAATAGGAGATAGCTCCCATAACACCCATAAGTTTAGCCATTTGTTTAACTTCAGCTTCCACTGACTCCACTACTGACGGATGATCCGCTGTACCACTAGGGCTTTCCGTCAGTACCTGGATGTTCAGCCTATGCCTGTCCAGTTGATACATACAAGTCTGGGTTATGTTCTCTATGACTTCCTCCTTAAAACATGGCTTACCACCATTGATTTGCTTAAGTGTCATTTTGTTTCCTCCTGAGATCAGCTACAGCCGCCTTAATAGCGTCTTCAGCTAATACACTACAATGAATTTTAACGGGTGGTAAAGAAAGCTCCTGTGCAATCTCAGAGTTCTTAATGTCCTCTGCTTCACTGAGTTTTTTACCTTTGACCCATTCCGTTAATAATGAACTGGAGGCAATAGCAGAACCACAACCATAAGTTTTAAACTTGGCATCCTCTATTACCCCCTCGTCATTCACCTTAATCTGTAGTTTCATTACATCACCACAGGCAGGTGCACCAACCATACCAGTTCCTACAGCTTTGTCCTTCTCATCCAGTTTCCCTACGTTTCTAGGGTTATCATAATGATCTAAAACTTTATCGCTATAGCTCACAAGCTCCTCCAACACAGGCTAATGTCTGTGCTCCTTCAGTAGTATCAGTTTCTTCAGTTATGTCCCACTTAAATTCAGTAGGAAATCCCTTAGTCATCTTAGTGTACTGCTCCTTGGTTATTTGTTCATAAGGTGCTTGCTCATAGGTATGATCTGAATAAGGTAAAAAGGAAATACCTGAGACAGTATCAAAGTTATTAAACACCCAATCTCCTATACCTAAGAACTCATCGTCCCTGTAGTACACAGTAATGCTAGGTTTGTGTTCACACCAATGCTCCTGATAAATAGACCATAGTTCTAACTGGTCCATTCCTTTTTGCTCAGAAGCCAACACAGCGTCCTTAGGGGACTTTTTAGGGAAACTAAATACCTTGGTAGAGGGTGACGTTACATCCACCTCAGAAGGCACTCCAGCGTCCTCCAGGACGTTACACAAAGGATCTCTCATGTCAGCCCTGACTCTCCTGATGTAATACTGACTATAACGTGGATGAATACCACTAGCACTATCTACTAACTGGGATACAGTACCACTAGGCTTAACACAGGTTATAGCCGCTGACTGTGCAATACCTAGACGTTTAGACCATGCTTTGTTAGTTTCAATAGCTTCATCCTTTAATGCTTGCAGCACCGTAGGTAAGTTTTTATTTTTTAAGTTCATTAAAGAGCTATCAAGAATACCAGTTAAGGACACTCCTAATAGTGCTTCTTCCTGAGTATTGTTTTGCCATACTTTTCTTAAGTATCTAAAGTCTGTAAGGGTTGCTTGGAGAGTTCCAAGGATAGTTGCATAACGTACTTTTTGTTTGAGACTTTGAAATGTATCTCCTTCCCTAACAACGACTTCGGATAAGTTACAAAACTGATTGGGTCTGAGGATGATTTCCGAACAGGGATTAGTCCCGAAATCCCATTCAGCATCTCTTCGACCATTTCTTGCAGCTTGCTTCTGGCTTGCCACACGGCTAAAGATTCCTCGCTCTCCTGCTCTTGATTCATACAAACTCCCCCATTCATTTAAAAATGCACCAAAATCGGGCTTTTCAGTATAACAGGCTGAGTTATTAGATAAACCTCTTTGTGGTTCATCGACCCACCACTGTCCATGTTTAGCTCTACGGATTCTATCGTCAGTTAAATTACTTAAACTGATAAGGGCTGATCTCCTGACTCCTCCGACAACGACAACTTGTGCAATTTTACAGCAAAGATCGTGGCATTCAAGGGAGTTAAGTTTTCTGCCAGCAGAGTTTTTAAAGACGCTAACTGTAAATTTGAACAAGTCAACAAGTGGTTCAGGGCCAGACGCTCTGCCTCCAAATGTTTTAAGTGGTGAACCCGAAGGTCTAATTCCACTGATGTCCCATTTGGGTAATTGACCTGAATACAACAACGACACCAGTTCTCTGTACGATTTCGCCCATCCAATTTTTGAGTCTGCAACGTGTATGATAGTGTCGGTGTCATGGAAATCCTCCGCTACTTCAGGCAGTTTATTAATGTACTGACGTTCCACACTAAACCCTACTCCTGTGCCACACATTAGTATGTACATCATCTCGTCAAAGGCTCTAGGGCTATCTATGGTAATGTAGGAACAATTGAACCCTGCTACATTGTCACGGTCCAACGCATCACCAGCGGTCATTAAAGCCCTCATGGAAGGCATTACGTCCATATCATAAATAGCTTTTCTTAACTCTTCCGCTTCCCCTGTTTTAAATTTAACTCCTCTTTTTTTCCAGAAACCCATGTACCTGTCTATCGTTTCGTCCCATGTTTCCCTACGGGTTTCAGTAGGTATATAACGGGCGTAACGGCTCTTGTGGATGTACTGTTGATAGCTATCCATAGTTAAATGTATTCTCCTCAATTAGTTTTTTTAAGTACCATTCGGCCTTCTTAAGATCCTCAACACCGTTTTTATATTTATACCTATGGAGGTACTTAGTTACATTGCCCTCAAGGTAATCTGAAAACCCGTCACCTAGTTGTTGTTTTATGTACTCAATAGCTTCAAGTCCACCTTTATTGTAATGTGGTGGATGATTTACATTGTCTTCCTGGTTTTCCTTTGGAAACATAGTGTTGTCCAACGCACTGTCGGACGGATGATACAAAGATCCAGTAATAGTTTTAGATTTCTGTGCAGACATTAAACAATCCTCTTTTTTATCCGGTCCTCGAAATGCTTTGTCCCACTCTTGAGGTGTAGCATTATTTATGCTCATAAGACTTTACTGCTGTAATCCATTAATGATACATACCATAAACATAATAGAACCGCTACGACACCTAATGCTATTTTATTATGAAATTGCATAACTTACTCCCAATAACCGTTTTGGTATTTGTCGGGTAATGTATCTCTGTCCACTAACTCATCAAAATCCTCGATACACACATCAATATCATCTTCATCATTCATGTTTCCATCTCCTCTATTTCCAGTTGTAATTTTTCAATACGGTTAATTACTTTATCTTCAAATCTGTCAACTAACTCTTCAGAACTAATATCTAATAACTCTATTATATCATCTATTTCGTATCTAGTCAACAGTTTTTCTCTTAATTCATCTAGTGTGTACATAATTCATCAACTCCTCCACTTGACTAACGGAGAAATATTTGAACTTCTCCTTATCACACCATTGAGCCATTGTCATCTTAGATCCTTTTCTTACTTTCTTGTTTGGATCACTTAGGACAAACACTAATTCAGCGTCCACTGTATCCCTTATGGACTTGTACTTTAGTGTATCTCCAGCCCTAAAATAACCTTTACATTCAATCATAAGTCCACTGGTATGTACAAAATCAGGTTTGTATTTACGATAAACCGTGTACGGTACATCAAAAGGTTCATAAGTAAACTCCCCTTTAGGCACTACTGTTGCAAATGTTTTCTCAAGTCCGGAACGATACACGTTACGCAACTTCCTGTAATTGGATTTCCGGTACTTTCGGCTCATTCTTTACCACTCCTAAAAATCTTGGTCCTGTTGAATATTTGAAAGCTCTAAGATTAGGCCAACATGCTTGTTTAAACTGACAATAAGAACACCCCATACTTAACTTCATATTGCCCGAAGCACCATCAGGTATCAATTCATAGCAATGCTCCGGTGCTTCCTCCTGTTCAACAACTTTCTTAATTGTTTCCATTCGTTCTTCTATATCATAATCCATGTACTTATGTACTGGAGCTTGATTGTCCTCCAGGTCGTATTGAAGCACCTCCAAGTATCCGTTCTGTTTGTCCATAGCTAACCAAGCTATCTTTGTGTCACCTTCTGAATGGGCGTATGCTTTAAGCTGTGCTACATAACCAAAGGGATCATCCATAGCCAGTGAGCCGTCCTTGAATTTCTTGAATCCATAGGTACTTGTGGACTTAACGTCAACCAATGTACCATCAATTCGACAGTCCATGTGGCCTTTGACTCCAGCTACTTCACAAACTTTCTGTTCTCCTTCAACCTTATGTCCTGACAACTTGACAAAACATAATAACATTTCCTCAATCAAATGACCGTACATGAATTTAACTAATGTATGAGGTAATATTCGTTCTTTAGGAACTCTGTTAATAGTGT